TCTTGTCCATATATCCCTTTTCATAAAAGAACATTGATGATTGAGTTTTGTAAAATTTCTTTCCCAAACTCCATTTAATATCAGCAAAATCTTCAATAGGAATTTTTTGAATTAACTTATAATCATTTAATTGATTAGCAACTTGCTCTTTCGCCATTCTTTTAAATGAATGCGGAAATTCTCTATAATACCATAAATTACTTATGTTTCTTTGTATGATTTCTCTCACAAATAGATGAAATGGATGACCTATACCCCATGGTGAAACAACAATAAAATCTTTGTGTGATTTCTTATACTTTGTTAGAAATTCTTCAATTTGTTGTTCAAATTCATCCAAAATATCTCTTCCACAACAATCAATTAAACAATTGTATGCTTTTTCAACAGTAAGTTCTGTTTTCTTATAAGTGTTATGATAAGCATAATAACTTTCGTCATCATAATCTACATTTAGATGATAAAATGGAATTTGTAGAAAATCAAATAACTTGGTATCTTCAGCAATTCTTTTCTTATTATTTTCAATAGTCAATACTTCCACTTCATAATTTGGTAGAAATAAAAAACCAGAACAACTGAATAATATATCATCGCTATGTGGTTGTACAATTAACAATTTTTGTTTCCAATTTTTACTCATTACAATTCAATATTTAATTCAATATTAATAACGTTGTATTACCTAATTTTTTGACATCAACCTTTTTTAACATTAATATTCAATTTAACACCTTGTAGTTTTTTATTCTTAGGAACATATTTTTTAGGCTTATTATAAGTTCTGTTTACATTATCCCAAGCATATCCAGGTTTCTTGTATTTTAGGTCACAACGACAATACGGATGCGCTGGTGGTACTACTGGTAGTAACTCTTTTGATTTTCTTCCTATGTTATTACCATTAGATATTATATCACTCAATTTAAAAGTTTTTGGTTCTGAATCAGGGTCATCTGGGTCTGTTAAATATAATTCTCTGCACTTAGGACAAGCGCCATCTAATACATCAACATAAACTTCAGCGTCACCACCATGATTTTTAAAAATACTTTGCGCTCTACCTTGATTATATGCTTCTGTTGATAAGTATGTAGCTATACGCAACCAATCTCTTTCCCAATCTTCTGTAGCATTACCTAATTCACTCGCTAATTGAGTAGCAGATTTTCTGTATTTAATTGCGTCAACTGCCTTATCCTTTATTATCTTTCTAATAGCATTTTGCTGCCTTGTATTAGCACGTATAATTACATTACTGGTACCTGTAGCAATTCTGTTTCCTAAACCAGTAATATCAGTATATGCTCTGTTTTTTATTTGTTTCAAAGCAAATTCTTCCTCTTCTGTCAATGGTACAAAATTAGCAGATTTAACAAACCTTTGAAAATCAGCATAATTCATCTTCTTTGTTCTATCATCGTCCAATGCTTCAGATAAAATTCCAAACAAAAAAGCATGTTCAATAACTCCCTTACTATTGGTGAATTTCGTTATATCTATTCCAGATGTTGTTAATATATTTATCTCAGATTGAGATAGATAATCTAACCCCAATTGTTTGGCAATAAATATAAATTGATGTTTTTTTAACAATGCTAAAACATCTTGTATTTGAGAAAAAGACAATATCATATTACATCTCCTTTTTTTGAAAAAACAATATTCACTTCTTGCTCATTTAACACTTCCTTATGTTCAGATTTCCAAACATTTTCTGGAATTTTACCTTTAAATGCACAACACTCTTTGTTTCCTAAATACCACTCACATATTTCGCAACGTGATTCAAATTTAGGATTTATATTACTATCTTGTTTTAATTCATTATTTTTCATATCTTTGGAGTTGTTGTTTTAAAATACTCATCGAAAAATTGAGAAACATATTTTGGTAATTTTTTATCTTTATGAACATATGCCGCAAAACACTCTGCAAAAAACTCTGCTGGTTTTACAGTAGAATATTCAGAAATACATTTAGTTTCTTTGATATACTTTGCAAATATTTCATTACGTTTCTTATTTAGATAATCACAATGTTTCAAATAATCATCATCTCTTTTAGCAACAAATCTGTGACTGCATCCTCCAGTGCATTGAGAATTTAATATATGTCCCAATTCATGAATCAAAATATCTTGAGTTAATGTATCTTCATCTCCATAAGTCCATTTTTCAAATTTACTCAACTTATCCTCTAATGACTTTTGTGTTGCTATTAATTTATTTACGTGAGTATTATTTGGCTGTTTTTCCTTAAAATAAACTATTTGACCATTGATGAATTTTAAAGAACTTTTCATTTTAGCAACATACTTATCATTAGTATTTTCAAAATATCTATGCCTATCGAATTTTGAAAAATATCCACTATCTATTTCAATATACTTTCCATCAACAGCTTGCATAGTTGCTCCACCCAATTTCTTCAATCTTATAGTTATAGGCTCAAATTTAAATTTACTTTTAATTCCAACCAAAGCATACGTTACTCTTTTTGCTGAATCTAAATCCATTCCATCTAATTGTGCATTATATATAATCTTATTTTGTTTTAGATAATTTACACAATCATTAACGGTTTTAAATTTTGAAACTTGTGATATTTCGTTCCATGGATTATTCTGTTTAGCTGATGATGCTTTAACAATGGTTCTCCAATCAAACTTTCCTGGAGAATATTCTGTCCATACCCACTTACCATTTGAGTGAATTTCTCCTACTTGATGAGCCTTTTCAATATCTAAATCAACATCAGATTTTATAACCAAACCATTTTTAATGGTATCAGCCGTAACTTTTGCTACATACTTTAGTACATCGGCAAGTGCGGCTGATAAGCTATTATGAAATTCACGAGTAAATTCACTCTCATACTGCCTAATCAAAGGGATGGGTGATTGATTAGGCAATGAGTCATCGTGATTATGTTTCTTGTTTGACATATTATCAACTTATCTATTTTTATTGGCTAAATATTTTCATTATAGATTTCTAAATCTTCAAGATGTTTTAAAATCTTTTTAATTTTAGATTTATCTTCCGTCAATTTTTCATTAGCTGTCAATTTAGATACATCAACATGATTAGCTTTCTTTCTATCATCAAGAATTTTTTTAGCTAATTGCTTTTCTCTGTCTGACGATTGAATGCTACCATCAATAATTTTATTCAAAACGTCTGTTCTTGCGTCTTTGAAAGTATTGTTAAACCTTATTGTCATTTGTTTTATTATGAGTGCGACCACCTTGTGTACGCCAATCACCTCTACCTCCATTAGCAGAACTTACCCAAACCCACTTACCATTAGGGTGTACATCGCCATCTTGATGAGCCTTTGATAGTTCATCCCAAAAATCTTCATGCTCAATAGCTTTTTTCAAATCCAAATCATCATATTCAGATTTTTTCAAATCCTTTGCTTCACTCAAAGCTATTGCTAATGCTTGCTTCCTTTCAGTAACCAATTCTCCATTTGAAGTTGTTAATTCTCCATTTTTGAATTCATCCATTACTTTCTTCACCTTTTTGTCATAGGCTTTGTTTTTGGATTTTGCCTCTTTCTTTTTCTTCAAAAATTCCTTATTTTTTTCTACTTCATCATAAAAATCAGTTTCATTAGACTTTTCGATTTCAGGTTGAAAACTCTTAATGATACCATTAGTCATCGCTTCTTTGCGTCTTGCTCTTTCATTGAGCAAATCTTGTATAGTACTCATAATTTATATTATTTAAAATTTGATTCCAGTATCTATGGTATAACCATAATTATTATTTAATCTAATACCTGAAACACCAAACATAAATTTCTGTTTCACGTCAATTCCAAATTGAATCTTATTAGTTTTCAAATCTAAAGAACTACCAATCATACCATAAAATTGAAGTGTAGGAACTTTGTATATGGTGTTTTCTGTGTAAACAGTACGAATATTAGGTTGTATAATAGAAGTGGCAGAAATGAGCTTATTTTGCCCAACTGTAGCATCTACTTTAAATGTTCCAATAGTATCATTAGAAAAATCCAAATTATACTTTCTTTGCAAATAATAATCTTTCCATACAGCAAATAATTTTGTTGTATCTGTAGATGATGGAACAGGAACATATAAAGTGTCATTTTTATTTTCACCAGCCACGGCATATGGTTTTGGTAAATAAATTGTATCCTTAATTACATCACCCTTAGTCCATTTTGTAACAACTTTCGTTTTAGCATTTTTATCTTGCTTGGATTTACCTAACATAAACCCAAGAAAAAATGTTGATAATAAAAGTACAATCAACACAAATGTGTAAGTAAAATATTTTTTCATACAATTGTCATTTTCGTTCTAACCTTTCTTCATATTTCTCAACAAGATTTTCAAGTTGAGAAATTCTCTGCTTGTATTCAACTTCCTTTCTTTGACTTTCTTCCTCAAAATTACGATATTGTTCCATTAGTTTGTCATATTTTTGACGTTCTAATTCACGTTGTTTATCGTAATCATTTCTCATTTCATTTAACTCTGTTCTGAATGATTTTACAATCTCATTACTTAAACTACGTTCATTCTGATATTCTCCATATAAAGTATTATAACGACTTTTCCACCAAGTGTCTTTATTTTCAACTTCTTTTTGTAAAATATCATATCGTTTTTTCCAAAACTCATCTCCTTTGATATCAGCTTCAGCACAAGCATCCCTAACTTCTTGTTCATATTTCTTTCTGTCCATTAACTTAGACAGAAAGGCATACCCAATTCCCCCAGCTCCAAATACCAAAGATATTATATTAAACAAATTATTTTGCATCCATTCCATAATCATGTTATTTTAATCTATTGATTTTTAATTTTGCTAATTTGACTCTCTTTCTATAATCTTCTGTGTTGTAATTTGAACGCAGACATCTTACTATTTCGTCAGCAAATAATTTAATTATTTCACTAAACATTACAGAATAATTGTCATAATCAACAATATTATTACGAGTACAAAGGTAAAATATAGCCTTTGTGGATGCACTTATTTTGTTAAAAAATTTATACCACTGTTTATCGTATGAATCAACGAATTGAAAATCACGCCAATGAATATTAGGTGTTAATACATCAAAATCATTAGATAAATTATAAGCAAAATCCCTGCTTATATATGTACAATTCTTATTCAACGTCAACCCACATCCAGATTTTCCATCTTTATAGAAATCAAATGCTAATGCTATACCATAAGTTTTATGCTTGCGAAAGCAATTTAACATATCATAAGAATAATCTGTAACCACCTGAACGTTTCTTCTTATAAGCTCATCAGCAAGAGCATCTTTAAATTTCTTAGCAGAGCCATCAAAACGCTTTGACGTCAAATAAACAATCTTACACATAAACAATCTAATTTAACAATTCCTCAAGTTCATTAATCTTATCACGCAATGTTTGTCTATCTGAATAGATTTTAGTTTGCTCATCTTCTGTATATCCACAATCTGTACCAGCAATTTTTGACTCATATATCTTAATTATCTTGTAATCACTGTCGCTCAATTCTTGTTTTAATTCTGCAATCTTATTGTTAATTTTATTAACAGAATTTTTCATTACAGTATATTTCTGCAATACTTGAGTATCTGTTTTTTCATAGTAGAATGTATAATCATCCAACTCTGCAACATCATCTCCTATTGTACAAGGAACAAATTCAATATAAGAATTAATCTCAGCTATTTTTTCATTATATTCATCATCTATACTTTTTCTCAACACAATCAACTGAAGTTCCTCGTCAGTTCTCTTACTTTCATCTTTTTTGAGAATAACATTAATAACTTCATCAGTTACACTGTTAATTCTCAACTTAGATGTGTAATCACTATCAGCTTTTTCTTTTTCTGTTTTTGTATCCATTAATTTAATGGCATACTTATCTACATATAATGCTTCCATTGTTATATATTTTTAATGTCCAAATTTTGCATATGACCATAAACCAACTAAACTTGTGCTCGTGCTATAATTTACATATGGCACAAAAACAAACATATAAATTCTTCCTCTATCTGTTATTGTGACAGATGAAGATGCACTACCAATATTATCAATGCCATTACTTCCTTGGGCAATAACATTAATATTACCTTCATTGCTTTGTTTAGTTATATAAATTACCGTTCCTGCACTTGGATTAGCAGGTAGATACACATCATGTATTGCTGAATCATTATTCATAATAAACATTTTTTCAGTCACCGAATAACTTTCAGTAATTGAAGCAAAATTCATTATCATTCGACCAATAAGCAATCTATTAAATACAGCGTCAAAATCATATGTTCCAGACGATGGATTGGTAGCACTTATAGCAGCCGTTCCAAAATAACTTGATGAATTCTTGCACTTAAATAATGCTCCAACAGAAACGTTTAACCAGTCACCATAATTGATTGTACTGCCTGGAATCATAACATTAGATTTATTCATAGTTAATCCAGTATTACAAAGTAAACCTGTCGGGTTTACTTCAAATGCCTTCACGCTATCATTTAAATCTGTCAAACCTATTGCGCCATCGTGTGTATCCACCCACATTTGTGCAGAATAACCTCTCAAAGAATGTTTACCAGCACCTATATCCATTAATGTAGTTGGAGCACCTTCATATGTGTTCTTTGAAGTTAATCTACCATTACTTATGGTTCCTAATTGATTTAATTTAGCAACTGCTTTAGCAAATGCTTCATCTAATGTATCTTCAGCACCAGGTAAATCTACTGTTTCAGTATAATCTTTTGCTTCCCAATTACTGGACAATTTAGCTATATTAGTCAAATGTTTTAAGAAAGATGTTATCTTAGTGAACGCTAAACTTAAACTATCTCCTGCTAATGGCGTGCTTCCATAATCCCATGTATCTGTAGATTGATGGTCATCAACCCAATCGCCTGGTAAAGAACCTGAAGTGGTTGGGTGTTTAATCATATATTGAATCTTTCCAAATGCACTTTCAACAGTATCATTATTATTTACATATTCTTGTTTTTTGGCATCAGCAAATGCACTTGATAACGATATTCCAGTAGCATACTTAAATTTGTTTACCCAACGTTGAAATTTATTAATGATAAGTAATAGTGTATCACCCTTTAAAACATCTCCTGGGGCATCTCCTGTGACTGGAGCTGATGGTATTGCCTTAGCATATATCTCACTTGGAGTTGTAGCGTCTGTTAATGCTTTGTCTGCGTTCGCAATTATATTCTCGTTATTCTTACCAACATTATTTATACTGGTATTTAATTTAGTGTTATTAGTTGTGTATTCATCATATCCAACAACACCACCCTTTTTGTTGAGTACGTTCTTAATAGCAGCAGAAAAAGAGAAAAATAAACCACCATTCCAAGACAATGAGTTATTTGTTACTGTAGATAGTAATGAATTGAATTTGAACTTGGCTAAAATCCAAGTTGTTCCTCTCTTTACCTTGCCAAATAAATAATCAGTAGATATTACTGGAATGTATTCATCAAATTGAAAAACCAACTTTTTGTTTGTTTCATCAAAAACGCCAGATAAATCATCTATCTGTAAATTAGATGAAGATACGTGATATTGAATATTGCTACCTAAATCATCTATCAGTATATTTCCCTTACTATCTGTGTACTGAACTTTGGTTGTTGTGATAGCTATGGCAAGTACATTAGACACATCGGTTAATTGAAAGTATTTTCCAATGGTTAAACCAGTGTTCTTAGCCAGTGTAGTAAGTTCTGAATAAGTTATGTTAGTAACTATTTCAGGGTCAAGAGCACCCCATAATTTAGTGCTTGGATTATATACCTTATGTATTAATTGACTTGGTGTATTATCATACCATATCAATAAAGTATTGGTTGGTGGCGTTGTACCAATATGTACACCTGCTATCTGTCCTAAATTTTTTGATGACGCTGACATATTATTAATCTTTTATGTTATTTTGTTCATTTTCCAAAAAAGTCTCAAATGCTTTAACAAATACATTATCTTCTGCCTTTTCTTCCTCTTCAGATGTTTCGTCTTCAGGCTCTTCATCTATAACTTCGTTAAATGGATTTTCATCCTCATTTGAATCTTCTTCATTTTCATTATTATCTTCAGAAGATTGTTCTTCATCATTATATTCATCAAAAGAATTGCTTTCTTGTTGAGCAGAATTTTGTTTATTCATTTCCTCTTGTTGTTTTCTTTGAGCTTCAGCATTCTTCGATTGATAATATATAGAATTTTCAATAATATCTCCATCATCAAGCTTTGGTAAATCCCATTTTTGTCTGACTTCGTTAATAGTCATAAATGATGAAGATTTCTTTACATCCATTTCAAGTTCCTTGTCAATAGTAATACCATTTAATCCAATAAAGACAAACTCAAAGTCTGGATTTAATTGAGAAACTATATATTTATTTATCTTTCTTTGGATGAATTTCAAAATAGGATATAACCCCTTGTCCTTTGAATTTTGAATTCTCTCAGCATCAGATTTCTCAAATAATCCTCCACTTCCAGAACTCCTACTAATGTCCCAGCCTATTTCAGATGGGTCAATAGAATATATAGCGCAAGATTGTTTTATAAGATACTCCATCCATGAACTATATTCCATATCACGGTTATTTTTTTGCAAATCTACCCAATCTGCATCTGCTTCCAGAACAGGTGTTTTCCAAGATTGCATAACACCTGAAATCATAGACTGCCATTGCTGTTTAAATTGTTGCAATGCTGCTTCATTAGTTACTCCCTTTATTTTTATGAATCCCTTTGGAGCAGAACCTTGACTGAAAAAACGTCTATTGTACTCATCACCCCATAACATACTGGTTACTATGTTTATCAATTCCTCTAATTCAGAACAACCATAACCATTAGTGTATATTGAAGTTGATGGATTTCTAACACCAAAACATAATTCCCAAGGATAAAAATCATTAACTACCGCATTCTGATATACTTGTACAAACTGAGGATAATAACCGTCAACATTTTCATAACGATTATTATCGACACCTTGATTCCATGTTACACCACGTCTATCAAAGAATGATTTTTCATAATCTTTTTTGAATGCTGAATCCGCTATTCTGAATGTTGAAGCATCAGTAGCTAAAAATGATTCCAATTTTCCTCTTCTGTTTCTAATACATTCAAAGGTCATTTGGTCATAAGTCAATGAATCTTCAACAATCTTTCTAATGAATGAATCAAAATCATCGGTTGTCCAAGAAGATTGTCCACCGCAATTTAAGATAAAATCAGTAATAGCATTAGCAATTTTTTTATCCTTATTATTCATATCTTGCTGAATACCACCAATAGGTTTTTTTCTAATTATAAATCCAGTAGAATATCTATCACCTTGTGGTTCAGCAAAATCTGCTATCTGATTTTTTCTTGTTTTTATAATAGCACTTATTATAGGTGTTTTAGACATTTTTTTCAATGTCATATATGTCAATGAAAATGCCTTGTCCTTATATCCTAAATTAGCAGTAAATTGCAATGGGTCAATGAAAAAAGCCTTGGGCTCCAATTGACCTTTATGTTGTACATTCTTCATAACATTTGCGGCAACAATCATATCCTCTGGATTGTCTGATTTTGCCGCTTTTTCTATTAATCTGAATGTTTTAGCATCCAACTTCTGTTTAGCAAATGTCACTGCTTTTAATTGTTCTGCATAAGTTCCCATGCTTTTATTTTTACATTTTTATTTTCTTTTGATTACTAATAACTGTTATGTGATAAACAAAAAGAAAGAGAATACAAATTAATGTACTCCCTTTCATATTAACAAAATTACTATAAAACCAAACGTTACTTATTATTTATGTGAGTAAATATTTTCTTTATTTCACCAACATCTTGAATGTCAAATATTAAATAACGTGCGTTCAATGCTTCATGGACAATAACTACAACAGAATTTTCATCAAGTGCATATAAATCAGTATTATCATTTATGCTTGTTATAATAACATTATAACTCTTAATATTATTCCAAACAGTATTGAAATTATCAAGCTCAATAGCATCCACTATATCGACATCACTTATAAATCGCAATCTCATGGGTGAAGTATCAAGTTCTGAAGCTATCAATTGCATAATTGGCTCCAATTCGCTTATCTCTGTTATAGGTCTTGTTTTCATAATTATTTCTTATTTACCAAGAAAACCAAGTTCCAATTTTGTTTCATGTCACGTTCCATCTCTGAAACGTCAAAACCATGTTTCCTCAAATGTTCACGTAATTGTTTAAAATGTTTAAAATCAGTTTTCAAGTCCATGTTCATGTCAAAATTATATTCAAATATAATCTGATTAACATTTCCAAAGTCCTTACATGAAACAAGAACTTCATATTCAGAACCTTCAATATCAGCCTTAATTTTAGTTGGCTTATATTTAGCCATTATATCATTTATATTTTCACACTCAACTGGAACTCTTTTTCTGTTATGTTTTACCAAGAATGAATAATAATATGGTGCTTTACCTAAATAAAAATCACGAACCTTATCATCATTACCAACAACAGCCTTTTTATTTAACAAAACATTCTTTGCATTGTTGTCTGAAACATTGGTAGATAAAAATTCAAAATTAACATCCTCTGGCTCAAAAGTAATTACCTTCTTAACCTTATCAAAAATGTCGCAAGTGAACGCTCCAATATTTCCTCCTAAATCAAGTACAACATCATCCTTTCCTAAAATTAAACCTCCTAATCCAACAGAACGTCTTACATATTCACTTCCTCTAAACACAGAATCAATAATATGTTTTTCTGTTGGTAGGTTACTGCGCCACTTCATTGTCTTTCCATCCTTGTGACATTCAGCTAATGTAAATTCACTTTGAACTTCTCTGAATTCAGAAAGTCTTTTAATTTGAGGAACAATTTTACTTTCTTTGCAAAATGATTCAAATTGCGCTTGTGTTACATTAGTTAGAATTGGAGTTTTTTCAAAGTTAATATTCCAACCTGAATCTTCAACTGAACCATCCGTCTGAATACGGTCTTTTAATTTTTCCTTTTCATCATCATCTTTGATTAGATTAAATGTTATATCAAACAATCCACTTTTTTTTTCATGCACTGAAAAAGCAAGAAGATTTTGAATTAAAACTTGCGCTGTTGTTTTTTTATCGACAACTTCAAAACCCTTCTTTTCAAAAAAACTTTTTAATTTACTATCCATTTTTATGTTTATTTATTTGACAATAATCGTTTTTGTTCTTGGTGAAAAACTTTGTCTTTGTTTTCCCATACCAATAGTCATCTTCCAATATTTCTGGAATTCACACAACCACATCTCTATTTGATGTAATGTTATGTTACATCTTATATCTGTATAATATGTATGTTTATCCTTATTCCAATTTAAATAGGGCATTGGTACACCATTTTCTTTACCTATGATAGAAAGATACCTTTCAGCTTCATCCTTCAACCAGTAAATTGCTTGCTTTTGTTCTCTGATTGTCTTTAAATTCGGATAGATAAGACGTATGCCGATTGAAGCACCTGGCCCAACGTTTGTGAAGTCGTTTTGGTCAAACTTCATAAACTTTCGGTCAGTATATCTCGGAATGTAAGTGAAGTCCTGATAAAACTCATGAGCAATAAAATCTGCAACAGCAGGAAAAGTTTTTAAATATTCAATAATATCTTCTGGCTTCTTAGCAGACATGACTGTAGCAATGAGCTTATTCATGTTTTTATGTAGAGTTGGTACAACTACTCTCGTATAACAATAGTCTCTCGGCTGGCCAGGTGATGCTTGAGAATTAATAAGATAAGCCGTTGTATATGGATTTTGTCCAGAGCTACGAACGCCAGCAATGAAACGGCTGAATTCATCCTCATCATATTTATCATAATCAGGAATACCGTTGCGCCATTTCTTGGCTGATATTAACTCATCTTTTGATTGAGCTTGTTTCAACCCTGACTTAACAGGTGCTCCAAATAGGCTCGGTTGTAAGGTCTTGCCTTTCGGTTCAAATTCAAAAGTCTCAGGATTGTTGAAGAAACGGAATACCATCATCTTCCAAACCAAGTTATTCAACGAAAGACTTTCATCAAGTAATATGTTCTTGATTTGCCATTGACTGTTTCGGTCAAGCTCTCGGTAAACGTTTGTGAACTTTGACTCTTGAAAAATCTTGTTATCTGTCCAAGGTCTTTCTTTTTTGTCAATAAACCTTCTCTTCCAAATCATTTGACGCTCGTACATAGTCTCAAAGAATAATCTCAAGTGAGGCTCGTATACTGCCAAGCTCTCGTCTGGGAGCTTATCATACCATGATGCTTGCTCAAACATATTTATAAAGTTTTTGTATTTACTCTCATTACAAATTCTCTCCTTGCTTCAACATTTCCTTTAGACATTAGTTTCAGCAAAGGAACTTTTTTCATATTCCTGAAAGGTCTATGAGGTGCATTTATTAACTTTGCTTCACGAACATCTAAATTACATTTTTGTTTATTTCCGCTTGGATAGAATTTATTACAAATATACGTGAACAATAAAGGACAATACCAATTGCCGTGAAATCCATAAATTTCAAATTTAGTTTTGCCCCAAACGCTATCATCTCCGTCTCTGACAATGTCTCCTACTTTGAAATATTTCCAAACTTTGGGGTCAGTATTCTCGAATGACATAATATAACTTTTTTTTCTTATATAACTATGTAAGATTATGTCTGCTTCTATGTTTTGCAAAAGTGCGTTTAAGGCTTGTAAATAGTCGAAATTGCTAATTTCTTTCAGTCGTTTGGTTGTTCCGCTAAATGTGATTTCTAAACCTGCTAAAAAGTCAGTGCTGTCAATGAAATTAGAAAGCGAACCAACGCTTGGAAAGTAATGCGATAAACTGTCGAAATAGAAAAACGGGTTTTGGCTTAATGCAAAACGGATTGTGTTTTTCGGAATTTCGGTCAGCTTTACATCTTTGGTTTTAATTACTTCGTCAT